CAAAAACATTAACGTTATCTATTCTAAAGTTATAAGCCCCCGCATTTCCATAATAATACATAAAAGTTCTTGCTGAACCGTCATTAGCATCAAAAAACATATCACTACCGCTTTGGCTATCTGGGTTAACCCATATATTAATACTACCTGAACCGCCCGTAGTTATAGTTGTACTTGTCCAAGTTCTATCCCCGCTATAATCCTGACCAAAATTTATTATTCCCGCTGATTGTACAGGGGCTGATCCACTAGTAATATCTGCACCTGTTGGTGTACTATCAATATAATTAAACCCACTATTTTCTAATTTATAATAAGCTTGAGTATCACCCGCAGTAAGCCCTAAAACTGAAACAGGTAAAATCAATAACATACCTAATAGCATTAATATTCTATTTAGCTTCATATTCCGCCCCCCTCAGTAAATAAGAAACGTTTACCGTAAAGTATAACGATTAGAAGCATAAGTATAATTGTAGTAAAGATAGGTAAGTTACTCATAAGCTGATTAGTTAAAGGCATATTACTAGCCATTCCTGACATAGCCCCGCTCTGTATAAATGTTTGATAGGCGTTGCTAAGCGGTATAGACATAAACCAGAGTATAACCCCGACTACTAGATATATTACTGTCCAGATAATATGAGTAGGTACTAATACTGCACTAATTAATAGCGTTAGAAGTAAGCCCATAAAAACTAAGCCCACCATCGTGTCACCCATCTTAGCAGTCTTATCTATGCTCTGTATACTACTTGCAGTATCATTATTATATAATTGGCTATTCTCTAAACCGTTCTGTATACTGTCACCGATCTGGTAAGCTACCGTTGCGAAGATAGCAATACTGAATAAGGTTAACATAAATACTAAAATGTCCTGTACTTGCCCCCGTTTATTATTTTTTAATTTTAAAGATACCATTAATTTCACTCTCTAATTTATCCATATAGGCGTTAAAGTCGCGTCTACCGTAAAGCGTATCTTTAATAATTAACTCTAATATCTTAACCTTAGGTATACCTGTTTCTTCACTTGCCTTTTTTAATAAACTATCTGTGGATTTATATACTCTTGTTAACGTTGCGTTTTTATTCTCTACCGACATTAGCGAAAACTCCTAACACATATAGAAACATAATTACTATAGTGTAGAATATTAATAAATAAAGTCCATAAGGTAGTAACCACATTAACGTACCGAATAGTGATGCCCCTGCGAAGAAGTAGTTAATAAATAAGTCACCAATTATAGCAATGATTAAATAGAATGCTAAATATTTTATTAAGTAACCTAAACTTCTACTTACTGCATTCTTACTTATCTCTACATCTAATTTAACCACGTCTACCCCCTAAAAAAGCTAAAAGTCCTATAAGTAAAGCGGTTAAACTTATGATGGTTGCACCCTTTGCGTCACCCGTATCTTGTTCTAAGTTAGGATTAATATTAAGAGCATAACCATAAGTTAAACTGCAATTACCCGCTGGGAAGCTAGGCGTAGTAACTTTAAAGTCTACGAAGTATTTTTTATCAGCAGTATTATGGCTATCTATCGGTGACATATAACTGTAATCGTTCTTCTTTAAAGTAGCTAAACTAGGCTCACCGAAATTAGTTAAATCGTAACTATCGGTTACTAACCAAACCGTATCATTATAATCTACTTCTAAGTTAATTGCAGTTACGTTCGGACCTGCATAACCATACGTTAACCCCGTCTTTTTATGGAAAATAGTACGGTTAATAGGGGTGGTATCTTCGGGCATCGGATAGACGCTATAGTAAGCTTCTGGTGGACCTGTAAAAACGCCCTCACTGCTCGGTTGACATTTATTATTAAAGCCCTCGACTATAGTAAAAGTAGTATCTGGACCGTACGGGCTATAACCTGTGCCGTCATTAGCCTTACAGTGTACGTGATATTCTACACCTGTAGTTAGATTAACTAAAGTAGCCTGTTGTATCGTGTTAGGATTAGCCCCGATATTTATCTGAAAAACATCTTCTATAGTGGGGGCATAAGATGGATCTAAACCTACTTCGCAACGATATTCTGTTACGGTCGGATCTGCACTTAAAACCCAATAAGGCTGAAAAGTATAAAGAAAACTACCTGCAGGTAAATTCTCTATAATCGGGGGCATAGGTACTGCACTTACAGGTACTAATAAAGCTAATAAAATACTTGCAGTTATTAATAAGTTCTTAGCTAGTTTAAATGATCGCTTTGCCTTTTTGTGCTTTTCTTTACGCACCCAAAATTTTATTACCATACTGAATAAGAAGTATTACCATTAACATTTGTATAAAGACTACTGAACCGAAGAATATTTGCATACCGTATTTACTTAGGAAGTCTTTTACGGTTAGTATTTCTTCTACGTCGCTCTCCATTAATTCGCTAAGTCTATCTTTACCTACGTTTTTAGCTACGAATGCTACGGCGTTACCGTCTTCTCTTACTACCATAGGATTTAACATCTCATATTTATTAAGGCTTGTTAACACTAAATAACACCCGTCTTTAGCGAATGCCCCCTTTAATCCTTTCCTACCTGTACCTACTATCCACTCGGAATTATAATTATTAATTACTAAGTTTGGTTTTTTAATTCTAAATTCCTTTTTACCTGTTTTTTTATTATTCACTACACCGCACTTTAATCTAATCTGTTTAAACCCTGAATGGCTAGGTATAAATGCAGTAGCTAAAATGTTATACCTGCTACTATTTCTTAATACTACTAATAAAATTAATACCGCACCGAATAATAATATTAACACCAATGCTAATACGAAACTGAATATACCGCTAAATACGCCACCTGCCCCGCCTGTACCTGCTACTAATTGTGTAAAACCCTCTTCTAAAGCCATTATGTTATTTTAATTCCGAATATACCTTTGCGTTGCTTAGGTGTATTTTGGTTAGTTATTTCTTTACTCTGTACGCTGGTGGTAATTGCGGTACGTTCACCGCCCTTATTACTTCGCGTTAAGTTTAAAGTAGTATATGTAAATATGGTTTCCCACACTGCTTCTATATCGCTCTGGTGTAATTCCCAACGTTCTTGGTTAATCCGACTTAATAGAAGTCGTTTAATATTTTGCATAGTTAATTTAAGTTTAGTTAAAATAAACTCTGCTTTCATATCGTTAAACGTCGCAGATCGTGAGAAGTACGGGCGTAAAATCATCATTAAAGCACTTACGCCGTCATCGTTAAGTAATGGTCTACCGTATCTACTTTTAATTATTTTATCGTTATCGCGATCATAAACCCTACCGCTTAAGGTTAAAAATACTTCCTGTAAGTCTGCATCTAGTCGCGAATATTCTAATAGTGCCTGTGTGTTTGGACTTTCATAACGTGTAGCTTCGGTAGAAATGTCGCTAACTTCTGGGTAGTCAGCTGGGTAACTCATACATATTAAAATACTCGCTTATATTTAAGTCTTGCCCATAATTGTAAGTTATTTCTTCGTTATAACAATAGCTTTTTGGAAATCCATACTTTGCACCGTCGTAACCCTCGGCTTCGCAGAAGTCTTTAGCATTAACATAATCGCTATGCATTACTATAAGAATTAAAATAGTTCCTACCATAAGAATGGTTACAAATAACATTGATCTAAATAAACCCATTATGCTCTTAACTCAAATCCTGTATATCTTCTTTTAAGTTTTCGTTTTCTCGGCGACTTAATTCCTAATACATTAGCGCTAAAACTTCTCTGGAAGCGTCCTAACGCCCTATTACCTTTTCTTCTTCTTCGTTCATATCTACGCCCTGCACTTCCTAACGGTAAAAATCCGAAACCGAATAAAAACGGCGGTACGGGTGGTGGTGGTAATGGCGTTCTAGGTGGTAATACGTCTGTAACTACATCAGTAAGTAAATCAGTTCTTACTCGCGTATCTGTTCTGACTTTGGTAGTTACATCTGTAGCTAATTTAGTAGATACTTTTGTACTAGTTAAAACGTCTGTTACGTTCTTTAACCCCGTTCGCGTTGTACTTAATACTGCAGTAGTTGGTCGGGTTTTAAGTTTAAATCGTGCGGTAGGTTTAGCTAATATTTCTGCAGGTAATAAATCAGTTCTTACTCTACCCACTTCGGTTTTAGGTTTAGGTATAGTGTAAGTGGTTGCTCGGTATCTAGTTGGCGTAGTTAAGCCAACGCCTAAAACGTCTAACGGCTCATTAAGTTTTTTAAGATCGCGTAAACCCCTAAGTTTAGTCGGTCTATCTACGAACGGTTTACCTACTATAGCGCCTTTAGGTATATCATAATCAAATATTCTAGCCGTCTGTTTATCTATCCTTTTTACAGTATAACCTTTTTCACCTAAATATACTTTAGGTTTAAACTGTGATTTAAATTTATAATCCCCTCGCCCATAAGGTAAAATTCTACTGCCTGTTAAATCTATAACTTTAGTTTCGTAAAATGGTAAAGTCTTACGTGGTACTGCAGGTAATAAAATATCTTTAGGTTTACCTGCTATTTTAACTTCGGGTGTAGGTTTACCTTTTAATCTACCTGTAAAAAAGGTAGTTTTAGGTGGCGTATAAAAAGTGGTTTCTGGTGTTATTGTGCCTCGCCCTGTAGGCGCTAGAATATTTAAACCTGTATATTCTGGGGCAGTTTCGTAAACTCTTGATACTTCGTATTTAATTTTAGCACTCTTTGGTAGCGTTGCTTCTATATGTTTAAAACTCTTAGGTAATTTATATTCTACTTTATATAATGTTTCGTAAGTTGCGGGTGTTTTGCTAGGTATCTGCTTAGCCAATATCTCTCCACCTCGCGCCTTGACGGTTTCTTTTACTTTAATAAATTCTGTACCTTTGGCTACAGTTTGCCTTATTTTTTTAGCAGAACGACTATAACCTGCACCGAAGCTTAATGCTTCTGGGGCTACTCTTAAAACATCATAACCTAAGGTGGCTAGGCGTTGTTCTTTTGGTGTACCTGCTAATTTAACGGCTTCTACGCCACCTGCGAACGCAGTAGTACCTACTAACGCCGTCTGACCTGCTATTTTTACGCTTGGTCTTGCTAACGTTAAAGCTCTCCCTGCTATTCTTCCCGCAGTATAAGGTACTACTATACTACCTGCTAATTTAGCAAATTCTTTAGTTTCTCGTTCACTGATTGTACTACTACTTTTACCGATAGGTACACCTAAAGCGCTTAATCCTTGCCTTGCTACACTACTTGCACTAGGCGTACGTCTACCCGCTCTGGCTTCTTTTGGAGAAATTAATAACGTAGGTTGGTATTTAGAAATAACACCCGTCGGTCTTGCTTCCACGGCTGTTTGTGGTGTGGCGGTTGCTACTCTCTGCCTACCTTTAATAAATTCTTTAGTACCTGAAGCACGGGTAATAACTGCCGTGCTTTTGGCTTCCTTAGTTCCAAACGTTTCTAACTCTTTAACTTCGGCAGGTGTAGCAGATCGCGTAGTGCTTCGCGGTCTTGCGTCAGTACGCGAAACAGGCGGGGGCGTTTTAGTAGGTGTAGGTGTAGAAGTTGTTGGCGCTTTTTCGGTTTCTTTTGGCGCGCCACTCGGTAAAGCACCCTTAAAAACTCGCCGATCTACTCTGCGATAAGCCCGACTTACACGACTTCTAAAACGACTAATAATGCCCATAACTATTATCTATATTTAAATGATATTATTAAAACCTTGTTAACTAGTACGGTCTGAAACTAGTAACCTTTAGCTTATGTAATTTTCTTAAATTAGCTCTTGCTAAATCTCGGTGTTTAATTATTTTAGAGTTAGGTACTTCTAAAGCTCTAGATATTTCGCTTAAATTCATAATCTTATTAGTGGATAAATATAAAATTAAATTCCCGAATAAATCTTCTTTATTCTTTTTTTCTATCGCACCTAAATTAGTTTCGTTAGCTATTTTATCTTTACTCGCTTGGCTAAATCTTTCGTAAGCCCCCCATACTCGCCATCGGGGTTTACCTAACTTCCATATACTCATTTCTTCGGTAAAACCGTCTTCTGTTTGGTAAGTAAACTTCTTTAATTCTCTACCGTCTTTAGTAAATAGTGACTTACGATATACATAAGGTTTAACATAAGTTAAACCCTCGCTTATGCTCGGTCTTCTAGCAGTTTCTAAATATAAGTGCATTAATTGTCTACCCGCCTTTAGAAACTGTGTGTGTACAGGCATACAGAATATAATTATTAAATTTAGGTATCTTACGCTTTGTAAGTTGTGTTTTAAATCCTTAACTTCTTTTTTAGCGAAGTCTAAACTGTCCGCGATAACCCCGCCCTCGTCGGCTATTATTACCTTGCCTGTAATCTCTTTTTTTATTCTTGATTTTTTCTGGGCGGAACTTAAACTTTTATCTTCCTCGATAGCTTTACGTTTTTGTTTAAACTCTGCTAGTAATTCGTTAAACTGTTCTTTAGTATAAACTACTTGCTTCTTAACATCAAAATCTAAATCAAATATTTCTGCTATTCTTAATGCAGTAAAACTTTTACCTGTACCTACTTGTCCGCAAATTAAAATATTGCAACTCTGGTTTTGGTTATAAACTCGGTCGTTTATCCACGAAGTAATCGGGGTTTTAATCCTATCTTTATATTTTTCTGGTAATTTATTTGATCTACTTTTTTTCTTCATTAGTCTTTAACCACCGCTCTGTTTTTATATCGGTCTAAATTGTAACGGCTTAGTAATAACCTAATTAAATTATATCGCTTAAGGTTATATTTGTATAGTAAGTTAAGATACTCGCTAGAATATTCTTTAATTTTACCTTTAGGTAATAAATTCTTTTCTTCTAGAAATTCGTTTCTTAAAGCTTTAAATTTATCTTCCTGTCTATTAGCTATGTAACCTAATAAAGTAGCTTCGGTAAAGTCTAGTAAATTGTGACCGCGTACGTATAGATCTGGACTAGGTTTAGATGTAAAACAATTAATAGCCCCGATACTATAATAATTAATAATGTATCGGGTTTCTAACTTTGCATTAGTTGCTTCCGCGAAATCTGGTAAAACTTCCATAGTAAATATGCCCCCCCTGAAACGACGGTAAACGACGTAAACCCATAAACAACCTTAGGACTTCTCTTGGCTAAAAGATACTTGGAACGGGGGGGCGGTCGTTTACAGTAATTAGTAGCGTAGGTTTTATTTAAATGTTTCCTGTTTGGTTTTTGGTTTATAAAAAAAGTCTGCGTAATCTTCTACGCTATACTGTTGTAGTAAATTATAATTTTTTATTTCTAAACTATCTGCACGGGCTAAACCATTACCGTTCGTTAGTAATGTAACACCTTTAGTATATTTTTTAGCTCTGCGTTTAAAATCGTCTTTTTTCATAATTCCTTTTATGTATACTGCTCTAGTTTCTGGGTTAAGATCGGTAAATAAATACCAATCAGTTTCTTTCCTATCCTTGACATTAAGATATACGCTACTATTATAATTACCCGTCGGGTAGTAAGTAGTAACTTTATTTTTAATATCTATTCTGGCTTCGTTAATAACAGTATCATAAGCTAACGTTTCTGGTATTTTAGATTTAAAGGTGTCTATAATATATTGTTCTACTGCGTGACCTGCTACGGCTTTATGTTCGTTAATGCTTACGTGCGATCTATATTCTGCGTTAGTGTGTGTTGCTAGTGCATTCTTAAAATAGCGTTCTGGTATAATTCCTATTTTAAGTGGCTTCCACATAACCGTAATATTAACATTAAAATTAATAAAACTTCTGTATTATTTCTTAAAAGTTTTAATAATTTCTTAAAAGGTTTAAGTTCTTTCTCTAATTATAGAAATTAGCCCCCTAACACGTCGACGTGTTAAAAGCAGTAAGTATTATATACATAATCCTTACAGTCTGGGAAAGAAAAATTATTCTTCTATGCTCTGCAGAATATCTTTAATAAGTTCTGGTGGTATAGCGTACTTTTCTAACTTACTATACGAACGATCGCTATACCTTATCTTATGTCCTTGCCCTTTACCCCCTGTTCCGCAACTGCCTATATGCCTATTACCAATCATTTGCCCACACTCTTTATTACAGGTTTTAAGTTTTAAGTTCGGTAGGTTATTCCAAAACCTTGTTTGTTTTCTATAAGGTAATCCGTACATACAGTAAGAAGCGTCAGTATAATTTATGCCCTGCATAAACTCTTGTTTAGTTAGTAGGCTTGTTGCGGGATTTTCTATAATCCAATACTTAGGTTTAAGCTCTTTTATAAGTTCTATAGTCTTTAGCACTATCTTATTAGCCCCTTTAATATCTCTGATACCTTGACTTTTAGCCCTACTATACTCTTTACACGGTGGACTAGCCCATACAATTAGTGGGTTTTTAGGTAGTTTAGATATATCTAAATCCATTATATCACTAACTAAATCTGGGTTAAATTGTTTATCTATATCTACAGTAAAGGTATTATACCCTTTAGCCTTAGCTACCTTACTAAAGCTTTTAGTTCCGCAAAATAATTCTATTGTATTAACCATCTTTAAAGCTCTCGGTAATATCACGGGTTAAAGCGGTACTGTTTTGGATATAATAGACGCTCATATTAAGCGTCTTATGACCCAACCACCCCGCTATTTGATTAGCACTATGCCCTTTATTTGCTATCGACGTAGCCCGTGACTTCCTAAAGGCGTGGAAAGATATAGGATTATCTACACTTTTACATACCTTTTTTAGTCGATAATAAAAGAAGTTGTACGCAGACTTACCTTTAATGTCAAATAGCTCATTAGTTGCAATACCCGCTTTAATTCTTATATCACGTTCCTTAAGGTATTTCTCCGCGTAATCAAATAGATATAAGCCACGTGGTAGTTTTAATTGCCTTACGCTATTATCTTGACGTTTAGCATTCCGAATAGTAATAGTAATATAATCTTCATCAAAAATAAAGTTAGAAGTTTTTAATTTTAGTATCTCGGTAAACCTTGCACCCGTATAATACATTAGAATAAACATAACTTTAGTCTGTTGTAGTTCCGCGTTATCTACGAACTGCTTAAACTCTGATTTAGTTATAATCCAATTATCTCTAACGTATTTGTATTTACCCATTAAACACCACCAACATACTAGGAAAAGGCGCAGGTAAAGTTTTAGATCCATCGGGTTTATTAAATTTAATTCTGCCTTTAATAAATCTTAATTCTGCGTTTGGTAAAATATATTTATGGAAAGCTATAGTATCTGTTCTTGCAGGTATAAGCATAACTACAGTTTTACCTTTTAGGTGTTCTTCATAGCTCTTTTTAATCCAATCTTTTAGATTAGAATAAGGTGGGTTAACGTAATTAATACTTCCCCATTCTATATTTAATCCATTCCATTTAGGTTTAGGATATGGGCAAGGATCAAAATTAAAATTAAATTCTTTATCTAGTTCTTTGTATAAGTATTTAGGTGTTAACCATATATCACTTTTTGATTTATTTATATAACCCATTATTCTACTGACACGTATTTTTCATATAAGACTTTAGTTATTATAAAAGCTATCGCGATTATAAAACCTATATCCAATATTAACTCTTCTAACGCAGTTCCTATTAACATCGTTTTTTAGGTACTAATTTACCCCCTAAAGTATACCTATAATGACCATCAAATACTATTTTTCTGCAGTATTGACATCTACCTGTCTTTAGTCTAAAGTGATGCACCCCGTTTCTTACGGGGCATATTTGTTTATCGTAGTGGTTTTTACTTACCATTTAACCTATTGTATATTCCTGCTATGTGGTTATCCATATTTACTAGAGTTAGTAATATTACTAGTAAAAATGCTTCTGCATATAGTTCTGTTATAATAAAACCTAACACTAGTATTACTGCTAGAATTAATTGCAGATTAATTAAAAATTTATTAAATCGCGTCTGCTTCATTCTTTACCGCCTCCTTTAATTTAGCTTCGTGGTTTAAAGATAAATGGTAACCTTTAGTCATTAATTCTCTAAGCCTTAGCATTTCTTCGGGTTTAAAGTAACGCGTTTCTTTATACTGTTCGCTATCTGCGTCAAAATACCGTTTTTCTATTTTAAAGCTATACGTACCGTATGCTTTACCGTTTTTACTAACCTTTTCTGTTCGCCACCCGCTAACGCGTAGCCCACCGTCTTTACATTCTATAATTGGTTTATTTGACATTATGATTTTCTGAACATATCCCTTACCTGTTCTTCTCTTTTTCTTCTAGCCATCTCTACGAATTTATCTAATACTATCTCACCGTCTTCTATAAGTTTTCTTCTGGCTCTTAAGATACTACCTACGCTTACCATATTTTCCCACTTATAGAACGGTGTAGTTTCTGGGTTAATTATACCCATTTTTAGTAAGTATCTGTACTCTAACCATTTCGGGTCATTTCTAGAAGACTTGCAACTAATAAGAATATTATACGCTAGTTCTTTCGCGGTTTGCATCTTTTAACTCCTCTACTTCTCGTTGCAGATTTACCCGTGCCGTAATATGTCTTTGCATTGTGCTACGCATAGTAGATAACTCTTTCCTAAGTTCGTTTATAGTCTCGTTTGTTTCTTTAAGATCTTCACCTCGCCCCATCGCTAATATTTTACGTATACCTATATCCATACATTGCGAAAAAGAAACATTTTGCTTCTTGGCTTCTGCGTATAAGTCCATAGGAACAGTAGTACATACCTGTAATTTTTTAATCACCATATCAGTAAGTAAGGGTTTCTTCTATAAATAGTTGTTGTTGTTATTATGTAGTAATATTAATTAATATTAATTATAAAAAAAAGCCCAATATATGATATATGAAAATACCCTTAAGTACGGGTGTTAAAAATATAGTACTCCGTATAACGTTTTTAAAATCATTTATAAACTAAATCTTATCAAACCCTTGTTTTTCTTTTAGGTATCTTCGTGTCTGGGCTTCTTTTTCTTTGTATAATATCTTATAAAGTTCCTTATATTCGCCCCATCTGCTATAGACGTGGTAAGCAATATAACCTATAATTAAGCCTACAAAAATAGAAGCAATAGCCCCTGCATTCATTCTCGCACCCCCATTATATCTTCTTTCGGGAATTTACCCTTTTTACTTTCGCTAAGAAGATAAATATAAAGTGCTACGGGGTATAATAAGAAGCAAATACCGATAAAAGTTAGAATAGATAAACCGTATAAAGTCCAAACTGATAGATCTAAAAGTAAAGCCATTACTTCTTTTTACGCTTCCCTTTATTATATACTTTCCGATGCATTACCCGCCCGAATTTAATACCACCATTAAGCATAGCTTCTACATCGTTTAACCCTTTATTCTTACGATTGCCGTAGAAATCTGCAATAAGCTTAGCTTCTTTTTTTGTAAGCTTATTTTTATTTAAAATCCGATAGGCGCTAACTAAATTCTTAACCCCTACGTTTCTCTTGGAAGCTTTAAATAAACCCTTTTTAGCATTCCTTTTAGCGAACGTTGGTATATAATACCTCATAAAATTTACCTACCTAAGTGCTTTCCTTGCTCTTTTACCTGCTCGGAATATACCTGCAAAACCCGAAGATCCGTACCGTTTCTTCTTTGGTTTATAATATCCTATTCCCTTTACCATCGTTTATCTTTTCCTCCGAATGTAAACTTTACGTCCATTTCTAATTACAGGTTTATATCGAGGATTGCCTTTTCGCTTTGCACCGCGACCACGTTCCCAACCTTGTTTAGACCTACTTTTAGTTTCAGAGTATCTACCTTTTTTATTTCTTCTCATACTAGTTTTTGTTCGTACCATCTTTATTTCTTCCTTAAGTAAATAACCCATTGCTTATTAACTTTTGTTAACCGTGTTAGGTATTTACCTGATTGTCTAAACTGATTGGCTTTACGCTGTGCATCTATCTTACGTTTATAGCCCCTGTACTTTGTCCATCTATGCGTAGCACCTACGGGCTTCCATCTTGCTATAGCCATATTAATTAGTGAATATTAACCCGCCGTATCTTATTATCCACAACGGGTTAGGAAATCTAGGCTTATCTTTGTCTGGAAGCAAAACCTGCAACCAAAAAAAGTACAACGCTCATAACTGCGATTAGCGCAATTAATCCAATATTCCCAACGATGTTGGTTGAGATTGCCGAAATAATGGTGTTTGTAGCGTTGGCTTCAGAACTTGCAGGCGTTAGGGTTGCCCCTACGCTACTCAAAATCTGGAAACCTACTACTAATACAAGCGCTACGACTACCAAACCAATAGTTAGGCTTTGTAGTGTACCTAATTGTCCTTTCTTACTGTTAATAAGTTTGGATAACATACATAGTAAACCTGTTCGGGTTTTATAAAGTATTGTTAACCCCCAACTTCTCGCATTAACAATACTACACCTACGATAACTGCCCCTACTAAGTAAAGTAAGCTACTACTTCCGATATATCCGCCCACTAATAATAACATAGCTAGTAAAAGACTACCAAAACTAGCAGTAGTCCACGCTATAGGTGTGCTTAAGTTAGGCGAAGCTCTTAACCCGATAAACAGAATAAACCATAAACCGAATAAAAATACATTAAAGAAGTTTGGATCAATAGATACCACATATTCCATATAATCTCCAACGGTCGTTACATTGCTAGGTAGTTGATACATTATGATGTTAAGTTACGATTAAAGAATAATTGTATTAATAATATTGCTAAAATTATTCCGAATATAACTACTATACCTCCTATAATCATTGATGCGTACTGACCTAATGGCGTTAGGCTAACTAAATCTGTTAATATTCCTGCAGTACCGCTAAATGTTTCTGTTATGAATATCTGACTACTTGCTAAAGTACTAGTACTTGGCGTAGTTTGATTATAACTACTATTATATAATTGCGTAGCGTTTACGAAGTGATCTAAACTAGCGTAGTTATCATCCATTATATCTACGCCTGAAATATTAGTATTAAACGTAGTATTATAGTTCTGACTTGCGTAACCTACCATATAACCCATTCCCGATATAAGTAAAACTACCGTAATCGCGAACATCGCTATACTAGTAAAGTTTAGCGTTCCGCTTTTTCCTAATCCACTCTTAATTTTGCTATGAACCATATTAATATTAATATTACCGCACCCGTCACCCATAAAAGTTCCGCTGGTACGTTAAGTACGAATTTACTCGCCACGAATAAAGCTAACACGCTTAGTATTAAAGTCATCGTTGCACTTTGCGAAGCTACACCAATAGTTAAGAACAGTACCATTATTAAAACCGAATATATTAACCCGTCTTGTTTACTAAAGAACGTATTAAGTGTAGCGCTTTGATCCACTAAGAAGTCTACCACATTTATATCAGTTTCTCCGCCTACGAATGTTCTATTACTATCGGACATATAACCTAATACTCTAAAGTTATCGTTAGGATAGTTAGCACTATAATTAAATATCCACTCGCCAGATATATTTGTGCTAGTTTCGTAACTTATTTGTTGGTTAGCACCCCCTGTAGTTCTGTAAACGAATATCCAATTATTATCTACTGTTCCGCCGAAATCGTACCACGTATAGTTAAGAATGTCTAGCTCTTTATCATAACTTACGTCTACCTGATAACACGCAGGTGGCTCTGCTAGTGGGAATGTAGTATTATACCGCGTAGTAGTGTTACAATTTACCGATACCTCAAATATAGTACTTGCTTCATATTCGCCATCACTTACTACTAAATTAACGCTAGAAAATCCATAAAGCGCATCTGCGGTTAAAGTTAAATTCTGTGCAGTACCATCATTATTGGTAAAAGTATAATTAGTAAATAATGTAGAGTTAGTAAAACCTACTTGGTAGCTTAATTCGGTATATGGTGTATCTATATCTGTTACATTAAAAGGTATAGTAAGTGTGCTACTCTCTATCATAACTTTATCGCTTATATTGCTAATCGTTGGTGGATCGTTTACGTTTAATACTTCTAAATTAAATACTGTACTATTAGTTAATCCGCCCGTATCATTTACAGTAATATTTATAGTAGTATTACCGAATTGGTCTGCTAAAGGTGTAGCGTTAATAGTCATATCTGCGCTTACTGCACTTAAGAATAAATTGGCGTTAGGTACTAACCCTGTATTACTACTAGTGGCTGTTACAGTTAGATTAGTAACGGGATCTTCTGCGTCACCAATAGTAAAATTAACACCCGTCATATTTGTATCTTCTAATATTGTCTGATTAGCTATTTGTGTTATAGTCGGGTGAGTATTACCTGCAGAATATGGGTATTGTTGGCTACTTGTTGGCGCGCCACCATTATATAAATCAATTACATCACCTGGTGATAAAGTACTATTCCATATACTTAATTCATCTAGTTTACCGTCCCAACAATCTACCCCGCCATTATGACAACCTACATAAGTAGTAGTAAAATCAGTAGTAGTTAATGTTTGGGTATCAGTCGCCACAGGAACACCATCTAAATAAAGTGTTTGTGCTGTTGGTGTCCAAGTCATTGTTATCATATACCACGTCCCTGTACTTAATGCACCGAAAGGGCTACCAAAAACATTAACGTTATCTATTCTAAAGTTAT